AAGCATTTCAGCGCGGTCTTTGACACTGGGTATCAACAAATCCATGAGTGTGCTAGCCCCTGCCATCTTGTCACCTCAGACCACCAACGAGTATCATGATCTGCCACGCTTGGAGTTTTCCCAGGTCGGTCCCCAGCAGCTTGATCTTCGCTGTGAGTGTCATTGGCTTATGCTCCACTCTTGGCTGTGGCCGATCTCGTGGCCGCACTGGCGCACGATAACCGCGCTGTTCGCTTTGCGCCTAGCACGTTCAGCAGCGAAGTACCAGCGCTCGGCCGACTTGTGATCGCCTTTGGCCCAAGCAAGGGTATATCTGCGTGTGGCGTAGCGCACCATCTGCGAGAAGTGCTCCTGGTTGGATTTACGCATCGTGCCCTCCCGTTAGCGACTTAAAGAAGGCATCAACCTGTGCTGAGTAGTCGTGCTGCTCACGCATCCTCTCAACACCTGCGTTAAAGCCTAAGAAATAGCCAAACGCATATGGCACGAAGAGTACGAAAAGCACTACTGCGATCTCACCCATGACGCACCTCCATGGTGAGGCATAACACCTCACTGATCGCCTTGCGCTCAGCGTCACCAAGTGACAACCTTTCGTGCTCGTCCAGCGTGATCGGGTGAGGTAGTACCCACTCAAGCGCCAACTCGGCAGGTTGGCATTGATCGTAGATCGCCGACTGTTTTCGGGGCATGATGTTTTGCTCCTACGGCGCGCGGAAGGCGCGCCTTGTGTTACCGCCGCTGTAACAGGGACGCGTCCGAGGCGGATTTCGGGCGCGGTTCGGGCGTCGATTTCGCCGCGTCGCGCCGCCCGTTTACCCTTGTGGCACAAGGCCACGTTAAGGCATCTTGCTAATCCTGCTCCTGATCCTGACCAGTTCCTGGCGCTGTTGCCATGCTCGGTGCTTTGCGCTGCCGCTGAGGCGTACTGGCGCAAGCTTGGGTGCTGGATACTTGATATTGCGATAATGCTCTGCCAGCGCCGCCGCCCACGCCACGCTTCTGGGCGGTTCTGGCTTGGGTAGCGCGCGATAGAACGCTGCAAGATCACTCATTGACCAGCCCCCCTGCCGCCTTGTACTGCTCCCAAGCACGCTCATTCACTACTCGCGTTTCTTGCATTGTCGGCACGTGATTTCGTGGCCGATCGAAGATAACCTTCACTTCGCCGTGTTTACCGGCGAGAATGCGTATTAGCTCCGCTTTATCAACAGCTTCCACTGTTTCGCCTTGCAAGGTAACAAAGTTGTGATCGCTGATGGGTGCAAGCGCTTGAACTGCGTAATGATTAACGTGTCCAGGGAAGCCGAGGCGAGCGATAGAGGCGTTTATGATTGTGGTCATTTTAAGTTCTCCAGTTGCGAGCGTTTGATCTTGTCACCTTTTCAAAGGCTTGTCAAATTAGGTAATGGGCCTATTGATTTTTACCTTTATACCCTCCCTAGAAAAGAATATGTAATTACTCAACTAATTACATCGCTATGCAACCTGCCTAATATACGTTAGCCCGAAATCGAAGGTGACAAGGTAAGCCCTATGCCGACCCTAAGCTCATATAAAATGAAAAATCGCGAATTTAGGCCCATTAGACCTCAACACCTTGATACCATTAAAGAACAAATGGACAAGAAAATTATCCACTATTAGGCAAGTTGCACGATAAATGGGCTTACAACCCATAATGTGTAAAGATTTGCCTCGCTAATCCAGTTTCCTGGCGCGACGTTAACCTGGGCGAGATTGTGGCAGGAGCGGGTTATACTAGCGGCAAAAGCCGCGGCGCGACGCGGCGATAGCGACCGAGGCATCCCGCCGAGGCAGCATGAAGGAGCAACGTCATGTCCATTCAAACCGAAGTTAAGGGCGACAAGCTGATTATCACGATCGATACGAGCGGCAAGCCGTATCAGTCCAACTCCGCCCTGGCGAAAGCCCTTGAGAAGGGCATCAAGCCCGAGACCGTGCCAGCGACCATGGTTGCCAGCACTGGCGGGTTCACCCGCGTCGGCGCGTTCAAGGTCTCGGCTAACGTCACGTTAGCATAAGATCGCACACACGACCGTGAAGATGACGTGACCATCCCCTGACACGGTAACACGTGTCAGGGTGAAGCCATCGCAGGGTTTGTCTGTCATGGTGGGAAACGATCCCCCACCATGCTGGACAAGCCCCTTACCTTGCGGCGCGGCAAACCCCCCTCGCGCATATATTTTGGGAAAAATGACTTCTTTACCTTTCGTAAACCTTTGGGTAACAAGGTGTAAATCTTCTACTTTCTACTTCAAACCCCGGAGACTTCCCATGACCATGCGACTTCTATACTGGATACTGGTTCTACTCTGGGTGCTGTCAGCGTTCGGTGCCTTCTTCATGCCGTTCGGACCATACACGCACACCGCGGCCGGCGTGGGGTCACTTTTAGAACTGATCCTGTTTGTCCTTCTTGGATGGAAGGTGTTCGGGCAACCGATTGAAGGGTAATACATCGCGTTGACTTGGCCTAGCTCCTGGGGTATGAAGGTGTTGGTCTCTGACCCTCTAACCTTCCACCCTAGGAGTTTTCATATGCGACGCCCCCTCATATATCTTGCTGCGGCCGCCCTTGGCGTGTTTTTCGGGGCGCTACTCTTTCACCTTGCGCATATATTTTGGGAAAAATGACTTCTTTACCTTTCGTAAACCTTTGGGTAACAAGGTGTAAATATGCCGAACTTCAAGATCATCGCGAAAGAACCTGTGGACGACTTCCACGTGACCACAGTTGAAGACCAGGACGGTCGCGTCATCCATGTATCGCAGTGGGCAAGTATGTCAGACGAGGACGTTATTGCCGAGGCGCCAGGGTTCTTTAAGGCCATCTACCCCGCGGTTCACTAGGAGACCACCACCCCATGGCTTCGATATATCTTTTTGGATTCACGTCCCAGATCGTGGGGATCAGCTTTCCTGGGTCGACCGGTGGCCCACCCGCCAAGTTTGTCCCGTACAAGGTAGCGCTCACGCTGGACTGGGGGTATCCGCTTCCCGCGGGCGGCGCTGATCAAGGCCCTACCGGGAATATCTTTCAATTCATACTGGGTGTATGGAAAATCGGCGCCAATCCTGGGATAAATGCGCCAATAGTCTCCACCACAGGGGGCTTTATCTTAGAACACAATGTTTTGATCACACTGGCAGGCGGCATTTCGTTCAGTGGGTACTATCTCCCCGAGGACAGCACGACGTTTAGGCTTTCTGTTGGGAGGCCGGGCACGCTTGCGTTGCTGTGTTACAACTCAGGGACACAGGAAAGTCTTTCGGCGTGGCACGCGCAGGCCGTTATAACGCCGCTCGCTATGGGTGCTGGTCTTAGCACGGTAACGTCGCCACTTAGTCCGAACATTGGGTTGCCAGAGCCCTACATTACCAAGGACGGTGACCTGGGTGCCCTCGGAGGGTCGGTCATCGGGAACTACGCCGTCAACATCATGCCAATTAGCTTTGGCTTCTACAAGCCAACGTACGCTGTAATAGGCCAGGGCGGCACGCTGCTCAGTACAGATACGGGGCCTTAAGAAATGCCGCGCATACTTCTGCGGGCTCTGCCGGCTCGCGGCGTTAGGCGTACAGTAAGTCCTAGCGCAAAGGGGCGCGGGCCGGCAGGGCTAGCGTTTACTTTTTATTCATAATCTTATAAGAGGGTGGAAAGGTTTCAGCAACCTTGGAACGCCCCAAGAGAATAAACATGAGTGATCACTTGACCCCGGAAGAAACTGACCCAGATGACCCCCTCACACTTTTGCCAGCGTCCGCCGCTATCGCTGCCCGCTTCGCGGCCGAAGGCGTACCGGTATGCGTTATCGCAAGGTCTTTCGGAAGCCCAAGCGAGATTGTTCGCAACACGCTGGAAGCGGCTCTTGCGGACGGACAGATCACTGAAATTCCACGCGACGACTGGCCGCCAACCGCGCGCCGGGCTGACCGATTACCGAGCGCAGTTGCTGCGCAGAGTGATGATGACCTGACGTTCCGGGTGATGCGCGCGTTCACCCTCACAAAGCTTGAAGCAAGTTTTATGCTTATCCTGCTCAAGCGCGACGAAGCAGACAAGGCTACACTGCATCATGCAGTCGAGAGTAGACGCGCAGTGCGCCCCAACCAGCCGGATATCCAGGAAGAGACCGACCCGAAGATGGTGGATGTTATCATTTGCAAGATGCGCAAGAGGTTGAAAGTGCACGGTATTAAGATCGAGACCATGTGGGGGCACGGATATTTCATGGACGCGGCCAACAAGGCGGCGGCGCTAGAGTTAATGCACCCACCTGAATTGCACCTCCCCTGATTTCTTAATAGTATGCTAGCCAATCACGAATATATGATTGAGTGTATTGGTGGTGTGCTATGGCCTGGAACAACCAGATGGAAGACCAACTCGATCTCTCTCATATAACTGGGCACGTTATTTCATTTTTTGCGTTGGCTGGGTCGCTTGCTGGTATTCTTCCGGCTTTGGCTGGACTGGTTGCCATGGTCTGGTACGCCATCCAAGTTTACGAGAGCCAGACCGTTAGGCATTGGCTAGCAAACCGAAACATGAGCAAAAAAGCAAAAAGAATTTTAGCCCTGCGGGCAAAAGAGAAAATTATCATAGCAGAACTTGAGGCTCTTGAACTTGTGCGCGCCGCCAAAATTGAAGCCCGTGAGAAGATTGCCGTTGCCCATGCCGAGGCATCGCTTAATACTGTTCACGATACGGCTGACTACGACGCCGGGCAGTAATCAAGTCCAGCCCCGATTGCTCGGGCGCGGCTTTGAAGCTTTCTTCTTGGAAAAAAGTCTCGTGCTGATGTACGGCATCATGCCGCCGTGCACGACTAGGCACGCGTACTGGAGGCAGTCCGCGACGTGCGAGAAGCCTTCCTTGTCGTCTTTGTCCGGCTTCGCTTTGAGGGCGCCCTGTTTCGTTTTAGCAAAGCGATAGCCTCCTGCCATGGCACGGCATAGCATCGGGCATCTTGCACGGCTAATAACCAGAGTAGGACCGCCGTTCGTCTGGCGCCCAAGGAGCGCCTCCACCGCCCGTATGCGGGGGTCAATGTCATTGGTGGACGCGGGAATAGCGGGCAGTCCGAGACGGTTAAGAGCGTCAAAGTTACTTTCCTCAGAGACGCTTCCCTTTGCAGCTCCCGCGGGGTCGCCGACGCAGGCCACTTTGTATCCCAAATACCGGTCCGACATGAGGATGGGTTTGAGGCTTTGGTTGACATGTTTCTCTAGCCCGGTGTTCGTGCCGGGCACCTCCTGGTGAACGAGCAGCCTGCCCATGTGATCGGGCTGGCATATAAGGCTCCAAGGGTTGCGACCGAAATCTTGAGCAACTAACAGCGGGTAGCCGGGTATGAGCAAAGTATCATCCACGATGTGAAAGTCTGACCTAAAGCTTTCCTTGAAGACTGCCATGCCCGATGGATCGTCGCCGTACTCGGCTTTGACGTAGCGCCGCACCCAGTCGCTGTCTTCGCCGTAGGTCTCTACAAACCTTTCGTAATAACGTCTGCCCTGGGCGAGACGATCCGGGTGATCGAACGGCAACAACATAGTTTTATCGTTTTGTACGAGCCAGTTCAAATTCTCCGCGCTTGGCGAGAGCCCGGACGGCTGTATCCACTTCGACCAGTTCGGTGGTAGGTTCTCCATGAACTGATGCCAAGGTGAGCCGCTAGTTGGCATATTGGTGTCTGCCAAAGCCCCAAACCACGTTGGAGTACCTCGTTTTCCCGACGGATAGCGCCCTAACCTACCTGAGATAGGCCCAATTACATCTAGGTTCATTTCAGTGGCTTCCGAAAGCCAGCAGCCCGTCAATTGCATGCTGAGCAGTCGGGCCTGATCCTCGGCATTTTCCAGTGGAATAAAAATGAGTTCTGACACGACGTTGTTAAATTTCAAATGAAAAGTGCTTTCGCTCACGCGCCATATGCCTAGCCCGGACAGCCATGTTTCTGCGTCTTTAAGAACCGTATCGCGAAGCTGTTTTAAAGTTTGACGTACAATTGCGAAGCGGGTGTATCTAAAGCCGTCTTCGGCTGCCTTTTGCATAAGTGCGCGCCGCATAACTTCTATGACACACGCCGTCGTTTTGCCGGACCCAACGGGTCCAGCGATGATCCTGCCGAACGATTCACTCTTCATAAAGGAAGAACAAGTCGGCGGCGCCTTGTATGATAAATTACTCATTTTCCACCAAGTATGCGACTGCTTTCAAGACGCCCTCTATGGTATCGCCCAGGGCCATTTGGGGTACAAGGTTAGGTCTGCCATGAAGTCCACACGTTTTCCTGGGCGATCACTTTCTTAGGCTCAAGGAACGCTGGCCAACGGGCGGTTACGCCGTGTTCTGGGTGCGTGAAAAATAGAGCCTGTGCGGGCGGGCTGTACGGTGCGCGCAGCGCTAACCGGGCGTACTCATCGTATCCTTTGACGCACCCATTACAAATCAAGTTCGGGAGCCACGTAAGTTGGTGGTAGTGGCCACACAGAAGCATATCAAAGTCGCGCCCAATGGCGGCTTCTGATTGCCCCACTTTAAGGCGACCGCGCGCGAGCGGCCCCAGCAGTCCTATGATGCCATCGCCGCCGCGGACCCCAAGCGTGTCGCCATGGGTCAGGAGGAACCTTGTCCCGAATACGTTGAAACGCGCGTCCGCGCCGCTAGGGATTTGGAACTGGATATTCTTGTCTTTACGAAAAACCCGTTCAAGGTTGCACGCTATCGTCCAGTCGTAGTTGGTATAGGCGCGCTGCTTGTAGTGCCCCTTGAGCGTGCTTCTGCCGTGGTTGCCCACGACTGCCGGGATAAATACGCGACCGAACTTGGTAGCGAACGCCTCAATCATGCCAGATAGAAGATCGGTCAGGTCATTAACGCTTTGGTGCGAAGTGCGATCGTTGGTCCAGCTTAGTTCTTCGTGTATGTCGCCGCCAATCAGGTCCCCTCCGAGGCACATAACCAAACCCGGGTACGCTACGTTTGCCCGGCCCATGTGATTGGAACACAGGTCTATCGTGACCTCAGTTAGTGTTTTCAGCCGCTTGGCGGCTATCTTGTGGTTGTACTGGTTCACACCGCCGACTTCATCTGGGTCGATTACTTCGCCATAATGAATGTCACTTACCATCAGCACCGGGCCGCCGCGCTCGCCGTTCTTGATCCCGCGCCCGGTGAGCCATGCTGGCGGTTCTGGCGTGTGCTCGGCTAACTCGAAAATCTCCTTGCGTATCTTTTCTGCGGTGTCGTTGTCGCGCCGGAGCTGCGTGATCGTGCGTCGGTTATCAGTGATCTGGAGTTGGAGTTTGCGGACTATTTCCGCGGCGTCGTGCAGCCTGTCTTTGTCTGATTTTTGAGCGACCGGCATTTTCAAATCTCCAACGTCTGTTGATATTCGGGATGGACGAGTTATACCGAAACGAGCATTCCTTGCCAAGCGGCGAGTGACGATAGCGTAAATCGGTGAGGCGTTTCTTTGGCGTATGGAGATAGCGCGCTTTGGCGGCTTTACCCTTTGCCGAGTGGTTGTACTTCCGCAATGCCCTCAATCTGCTTAAGCGTCGGTCCGCTTCCGATAGTCTCCTGGTACGTCTCGATGTTGTTCGCGCCTTTGCCATCGGCCCCAAGGTTGATTTGGATGGTGAATTTTTCGCCGGGGACCGTCTGCGGCGCTTTTTCGTTGCCGACTTCCGCGATCTTGGCGAAGAGGGTGCCGAGTTGCACGACGCTGGAGAGCGGCTCTTTGTTGTCGAGCATCCTTGCCGCAAGTGTGGGGAGCGCCGCTTCCATGCCGGCTTGCGATTGATATTTGAGGCGTAGCGCCGTATTCGAGCCATCGTTCCACTCGACAAGATAGATTTCGTACGCGCGCTTGAAGAACCGGTTGGTGAGGATGAAGCGATCGAACTGCGCGCTCGTGATATGGGCATTTCGGTAGCAGTCCTTTGGGTCCGCGATCCCTCTTACCAGTTCTCTGGCGAGTTTCACAAGTTCTTCTTCGGTCAACCGCGGGTCGAGCACTTCGGCTTCGACCAGCCCGGTCGTTACCGGGGCGGTAACAAAATCTGCATCGATTAGGTCTTCACTCATGGACGATCCTCTACACCACCCCTTTGATCGATGTCAATCTGTTAACGGATGACTAACGGCTCGGGGTTAGGCTCGCGCGTTTGCTGCCGCAGGAAATCACATGAGCGATATGGGCCTTAGTCACTCGGGCGTTTTGCAAGTCACACCGCCCGCGCAACTTGAAGCGCAGCTTACGGCGGCCGCGAAGCAAAAAGCTGATGCCACAACCGCCGCGCAGCAGCCTCAGAGCCCTCAGCAGCTTGTCTCCTATATCAAGGGCCAGTTCGAGATTTTCCGCAACCACCGCAACACCGCGGCCGGCTGGAGTGAGCGTCTTTTGCAGGCGCTTCGTACGTTCAACGGCCAGTATGACACAAACAAGCTACAGGAAATTCGCAAGTTCGGTGGCAGCGAGGTGTATGCGCGCCTGATCGCGCAGAAGTGCCGCGCCGCTAGCTCCCTGCTGCGGGACATTTACCTCGGGCAGGATCAGCCGTGGGCGATACGGCCGTCCTCGAACCCGACGATCCCGCCGAACATCCTGCAAAACATCGATCAATTGATGCAGCAGGAGACCCAGCAGGTCACTCAGCATAAAGGCGGTCAACCGCCCAACCCCACGGATGTTCAAGCTAGAAAGACGGCGTTGCTCGAAAGCGCGCAGGATGCTGCCAAGAAGAAGGCCACACAGCAGGCGCGCGACAGCGAGAGCAAGATCGAGGACCTGCTGCGGGACGGCGGCTTCTATCACGCGCTCGCGGAGTTCTTGGTTGACCTGCCGACGTTCCCCTTTGCCGCTATCAAGGGCCCTGTGGTCAAGATCATGCCCGAAGTGGTTTGGCCCCCGGGCGGCGGCCAGCCGGCGGTGCAGCAAAAGCCAAAACTGACGTGGTGCCGCGTGTCGCCGTTCGATGTATGGTGGACGCCGGGCGTCGCTGACATTGAAAATGCCAATGTTATCGAGAAGTTACGTGTGACACGTGCGGAACTGAATGACCTGCTTGATCTCCCAGGCTACGACGTGGATGAAATACGGGCAGTCCTTGAAGAGTACGGCCGCGGCGGCTTATATGATAACTGGGATACGACCGATGCCGAGCGCGCGGTGCTAGAAAGCCGCGAGAACCCGGCATGGAACCGATCTGCCATGATTTCCATGATGGAGTTCAATGGCAACGTGCAGGGTCAACTCCTGCAAGATTATGGCATTGCCGTCCCAGACGAATTGCGCGACTATGGCGTGCAGGTTTGGTGCATCGGCAGCCACGTGATCAAGGCGCACCTGTCGCCGTCCCCGCGCCAGCGGCACCCGTATTTTATGACAAGTTTCGAGAAGGTCCCTGGAACCCCAGTTGGCAACGGCTTGAGCGATTTGTTGCAGGATTTACAAGAGGTTGCGAACGCGACGCTACGCAGTTTGGTTAACAATCTTTCGATCTCGTCTGGTCCCCAGGTGGTCGTTAACGATGATCGCCTGTCCCCGGATGAAACAGGTGAGGACCTTTACCCATGGAAGCGCTGGCACGTCCGAAGCGACCCAATGAGCCCGAACGGAACGCAGCCGCCGATCGACTTCTTTATGCCAACGAGCAACTCCCAGCAGTTGATCGAAGTATTTCAGCAATTTGTATCGATTGCGGACGATGTTTCAGCGATACCGAAATACGTAGGTGGCCAAGCGGGCGCTGGCGGGGCGGGTCGTACCGCGTCGGGGCTGGCGATGCTCATGGGAAATGCGTCAAAGATATTGCAAACTGTTTCCGCGAACATTGACCGTGATGTGCTGGAGCCCGCGCTGTTGCAGCTTGCCGACCTAATCATGCTCACAGATACCACAGGCCTGCTCACCGGCGAGGAAAAGATCAGCGTCCAGGGCGTCAATGTCGCCATCCAGCGCGAGACCCTGCGCCAGCGCCAGATCGAGTTCCTCCAGGCAACGATCAACCCGACCGACATGAAGATCGTCGGGCTCAAGGGCCGCGCCGCCATCCTGCGCAACGTGTCGACGACGATCGGTATGGACGGCGAAGAGATTGTGCCGCCCGAGGACGTTATTGACAAGATGGTAGCCGCGGAGCAGGCACAGCAGCAGGGTCCTGGCAGCGTTCAGGAGCAGATCACTAAGGGCGTTCAGCAAGGTGTCGAGGCTGGCATTCAGCGTATTACTACAGAGTTAGTTGCCGGTCAGTTGGCGCCACAAGAGGGCATGACAGAAGGACCTCCCGCGCACGTGGGTACTCCCGGCGGGGGTCAAGGGCAGCCTGGACAGCCTGGACAGCCTGGACAAACACCCGGCGCTAGGGTAGGCCAGGGCCAGCAGCCCGGACAGGTAACCAGCCACGCTCAAGGCCCCGGCGCCATGGCGCCTACTACATCGCTTACTGGCCCTTCCCCGGGTCCCGGTGCTCTACCTGTGTCCCCCGGAGTTGGATAAATGGCACATGATCGTCCCGGACACTACAACGATGACATGAGCGGCCTTGCTGCTTTCCGTGCGGCATTGAAGCGCCAAGAAGGCCAGTTCATGCGGGGCGCTACGCTTATTTTGAACTCGCCCAAAGATTTGTCCACCGTACCGCATCAGAGCGCCGGTAAGCAACTTAGTCGGGACGTGGCGAGTGCTATTTTAGAGCGCAATGCTTCTGGGCAATTTATAAAGAAAGACTAGTCATGGCTGGCCTTAACCAGTATTATCCTGGTGGCGCTGTTGAGCAGTGCTGGGACGCCATTCAGGCTGGTGCGGTTGCGGGCGGACCCGGCCCTACCGGCCCAACTGGCGCGGCTAGCGGCGGTGGTGGAACGGGCGCGGGCGGGACAGGCCCCACGGGCAGTGGTTCGGCCTTTGTTGGGCGCGCGCTGCTCACCACTAACGCGTCTTATACCGTTGATGCTGTTTTAGGAGTTGACGCTCCTGGCGCCGGTCCGTTCAATACCCTTCAGTACGCGTGGAACTATCTATCCGGCGCTCTCGATCTTGGTCAATCCAGCCTCCAGATAACCTGTGTTGGGGCTGGCCCTTACAGCCTGTTCGCAGTTAACGGATGGATTGGAGGTTCCGGAGTTTATCTATACGGCTCAGGCTCTGGCACTACTACAGGCTACAATTTCTGCTATGGAACACCTGACGGAAACACGCAGGTTCCGTTTGCGATGGGGGCGCCTCTCTTTATCGACAGCATCAATCTAGTTGATAACGGTGTAGGCGTGTGCCTGGAAACATTCTGCCCAGCCGGCGTCATAAACATTGGAACATGGGTTGGCGACGTTCTGTTCACAGGCAACACGTCATCTGGCGGCCCTACTTTCTGTGCCGTTGGAATTGGCAACGCTGGCGCTACCGTAAATGTGTTTGAAGCAACATTTACCGGAACATTTCTTTGGGGGATAGCGGCTACACAAGGTTCGTTTGGTCAGATTTACGGCGGCGTTACAATGTCTGGGGCGCCTTCGTTCGCCGGCGCGTTTCTGTTCGCAGAAGACATAGGACAGATTTACTTGGGGTCAGCCGGCGTCAGCTTCTCGGGAGCGGCGACGGCGACTTTAGGAGCGTTAGCTGTTAAGGGCAGTGTAATCGACCTACAGGCCGTCGCTCTAAGCAGCTTGCCGGGCGGCGGCGGTGGGCTATGCGATCTTACCTCTTGCTTCAATATGGTCACTGATCTTATTGAAGTACCAACGAGTGGCGGCACTGTAACGGTAGCGCCACAAAACTCCATCGTCGTTCTTAATCCATCCAGTGCGCTAACGTCCCTCACTGTGGCGTTGCCGTCAATGTCCATTCTTACGCTTGCCCCGTCCTTCTCCAACTACACCATACAAGGACCCCGTATTGCGTTCTCAAATGTCAGCAGCTATAACATTGCCGGATTAACTTTTTCTGGCGGTACAGTCATAGGGGCGCCCTCTACATTTCCTGCCGGCACTGTATTTGCGCTAACGTACAATGTCTCAGCAAGTACGTGGTACCTAACAGGATAACCCATGGAAGAAGTGCACTTTATAAGCGGCCTGCCGCGCAGTGGGTCTACACTGCTAGCGTCGATCTTGTGTCAGAACCCTGAGTTCATTGCTAGCATTCAGACGCCGGTAGGCTATGCTATTACTACGCTCCAGCAAGCGATCGGCCATGACAATGAGGGGGCCAGTTTCATTACGCCCGAACAGCGCGCCGACATGCTGCGCGCTGTTTTTCACGCCTATTATAAAGGCGCGCCGCGGGTCGTGTTTGACAACAATCGCCGGTGGACCGCTAATATGCCACTGCTCATGGAGCTATTTCCTGAGTGTAAAGTTATATGCTGCGTTCGCGCACCGGCCGCGATCATCGACAGTCTAGAGTACTTGCGCGAGAAGGACCCTTTGGGCACTGGCGCGATACTTAATGGCCAGACCAACCTTAACATTTATGATCGTGTCAGGATGTATATGAAGCCTGATGCTGTGTTTGGCTTCGCGTACAACTCGCTACGCGAAGCATTCTATGGTCCGCACAAGAACCGCCTGCTCTTGATCACATATGACGATCTTGCACGGTTCCCGGTCGATATAATGCGCGATCTCCATTTGGCTTTGGAACTTGAGCCGTTTGCCTACGACTTTGACAATATCGAACCGATCCCTGGTGCAGCAACCTTTGATAAGGACCTGTCGACGCCCGGCTTACATAACCTTAAGAAAAAAGTTGTGTATGAGCCGCGGGACACGGTTTTGCCGCCCGACATTTTCAACTCACTGCCAAAACCATTCTGGCTTAATAAACCGGTAACTCCTGCGCCGTAGGGTTCACTTTATATTTGAAGGACGCTCCACATGGCTGGCTTCACCGGCGCAACTGGCCTCTTGTCCGCTCCCAATGGCGACTATGACCGTAACGCGATCGGTCCTGTTTTGGCTAACGTCGTTTCCTCGATCGATGCCGGCGTTCTTATAGGGGGGACAGGCCCCACCGGTGCGCTGGTTGGCGGCTTGACAGGCCCGGTGGGCAACACTGGTTCGGTTAGCACGGGTCCGACTGGCCCCGCTGGTCCCGGCCCCACAGGAAACACAGGCCCCTTCGGGTATGGGACTGGAGCGCAGGGCAACCAAGGATACGTCGGCACCAAAGGTGCGACTGGTAACACAGGTGCGACTGGCATTACCGGCAACCAAGGACCTGCCGGCGCCGCGGGTCCGCAAGGTCTAGCCAATGCTGGTACTGGTCCGTCTGGCCCTACTGGCGCGGCTACCGGTGCTGCCGGATCGACTGGCCCCACTGGCAACACGGGTCCGACTGGTCCCACAGGCGTAACGGGTTTGGCTGGTCCGCAGAGCGCGCTCGCGGGCGCGACTGGTCCGATAGGACCGACTGGCACGTACACCACACTGCTCATTCCCCCGACGTCGAGCCCTGGTGTAACCGGTGGCGCGACCGGACAGGTCTGGAATAAGAACGGCGTTCTGACGATTTCACAGGGACCGGGGACGTAATCATGGCCTATAATGTCCCAGAAGTTCACAATGCCGACATTAACTTTTGGGGGCGCTACCTCAAGTTCCTGGTCGACGCGCTTAACAGCGGCACTGTAGGTGGCTCGACTGGCCCTGCTGGTCCTACGGGTGCGGCCGGTGGATCGAAAGGTCCGACTGGCCCGACAGGTATCACTGGCCCTACTGGCCAAGCTGGTGGTGTACTTGGTCCTCTGGGGCCCACAGGCCCCTCTGGTGCTCAAGGCGCTACCGGTGGTCTCGGCTTACAGGGAGCGCCCGGCCAGACTGGCACTGCCGGCCCAACTGGACAGGTTGGACCGCCCCCGCCTACTGGCGGCGTGTCTGGCGCCACAGGCGCGGCGGGTCCGCAAGGCCCCTCTCAGGGCGCAAAAGGCTTCTCAGGTCCCGCGGGCTTTACTGGGCCGACTGGATCGGCAGGTTTCGCCGGTGCAACTGGCCCGACTGGCGCCGTAGGGGCGACCGGCATTGCCGGCAACACGGGCGTGAATGTTAGTGTCTTCACGCCACAGACAACCAGCCCTGGCGTTACTGGCCAGCTTTGGAGCAATGGCGGCATTCTGACCGTATCGCATGGACCGGGGACCTAAGATGGCAATCACTCCAGACCCGACCACAGCACCGGACACGTATGATGACGGTTTGATCCCGAGCATCCTCCAGCAGGCTGCGCACGCGATCAACAGCGGTATCACGGGTCCCGCGGGCGCCGTTGGCCCCGCAGGTGCTACGGGCAATACTGGCGCGACGGGTGCGACTGGCGTGGGTCCTGTTGGTCCCGCAGGCGGCCCTCCGGGAAATACTGGCCCGACTGGTCCAGTTGGTAATCTTGGTGCCGTTGGCCCGACTGGCCCCACTGGTCCGTCAGGCATAACCGGCTCTGCCGGTGGCACTGGCATTGCTGGTCCGTCGACTTGGACGGGCCCGACCGGCCCGACAGGCGTGACCGGTATCACTGGTCCGACTGGCGTAGGCGGCCCGACTGGTCCGACCGGCTTCCATGGTAACACCGGTGTTGCTGGCCCCACTGGCGTTGCTGGTGTCGTTGGTGCTCAAGGTAATCCTGGCGCAGTCGTGAACACGACTTTTCAGATGCCGACTGTCGATCCGCAAATTCCTGGCGCAGTTTGGTGGTCGCCGGCTCTTGGGTTCACGGGTCCGGCGATCTTGATCTCGCCCGGTGTAGTCGGCGGCGGATAATCGCTTGACTTTTCTCGTGCTGTGATCTAAAAAACCGCAGCACGAGGAACCCCCATGTCTCGTCTCTGCCTAAATTCCATTGTCAAAGATGAAAGCGCGCGCATCGAGCGCATGCTTAAATCTGTGCTTCCATATATTAGTTGCTGGGCTATAACAGATACAGGCAGCACAGACTACACGGTTACTAAGATAGAAAAGTTTTTTGCCGATGCGGGCGTTCCGGGGCGCATTTCGCATTGTGAGTTCATAGACTGGTCACAGGCGCGTAACTTTGCTCTAGCTGATGCAAGAGCGATGGGTGGCTTTGACTATATTCTGCTTGTCGACGCCGACATGGAGTTGGGCGCTTTAGACAAGACTTGGGCCAGTAACTTAACTGCACCAGTCTATGGTATGTATCAACGCGCTGGAGCAGTAGTTTACAATAATACTAGACTTGTTTCTGTGCAAGATAAAGGGGTCTATCGTGGCTGTACGCACGAGTATTATGACAGCGCTATGGTGGATACAGTCCCACCTACGAAAGCGGGCTTCCTCGACCACGCTGACGGCGCCAACCGCCCCAACAAGTTCAAACGAGATATCAAGCTGCTCAAAGAAGGGCTCCGTAAAGAACCGGCCAACGCGCGATACATGTACTACCTCGCCCAGTCCTTTCGTGACGCGGGACGGCCGAACGATGCGGCCACGTGGTACAAGAGGCGCGTCGAAGCGGGAGGCTGGGACGAAGAAGTCTGGAGCGCCCAGCAAAACTACGCCCAGTGCCTCTTAGAATTGAAGAACGAAGCGGGCTTTATACGCAACATGCAGATTGCGTATAACTTGCGGCCGTCGCGCCCAGAGACGCTGTTCGATCTGGCTAAGCACTTCCGCGAGAAGGGCGAAAATCACACGTCGCTGCTGTACTCCAAACCGGGCATGGATATTCCTCCATCCAAGGATAGCCTGTTCGTCAATGACTATATGCAGCAGTGCGGCCTAAAGGACGAGTACGCTATATGCGCGTTCTATGATCCTGCTGAGCGCGAGAACGGTTTCAAGGTTTGCAACGAATTGACACTCAAAGCGGGTCCTTATGGGGCATCACGCGATCTGGCTCGCACGAATATCTATCACTACATGGACAAGCTGCCGGCGTTCGAGACCAAGCTGATCAACTTTCAGGCGTCCGAGGGTTACACGGCGATGAACCCGTCGGTGACGCAGCATGACGATAAGCTGTATGCTATCATCCGCTGTGTGAATTATAAGATGGACCTTATGGGCAGGTACTTCATCAGTGACAAGCCCATGGGTGAATTGAATGCCGAGAACCCGATACGAACGCGAAACTTCCTCGCTCGTTTGAACGATGATCTTGATATCGTGGGCGCGCCGGTGGAAGTGTTACCGCCCGGTAATTCGCCCGCGCCACTGTTTGGCGCGGTTATAGGCTTTGAGGACATGCGGCTGTTCTCGTTCCGCGGCGATCTCTGTATATCGGCGTGCGTACGGGAAATGAACGTCGAGGGCATGTGCGAGCAAGTTATAGCGCGCATCGAGCGCGGCGACAGCGACAATCCGCGGTATCTGACCGACGTTAAACGCATGGTGCGCACGCTGCGGCTTTACGAGAAAAACTGGATGCCAATTGAACCTTATGCTGACCACAACGGGCCACTGCGGTTTTTGTATCGCCTTGGTGAAGTGGTCGATCACTCGGGACAAACCATCGCAAAGGTTGACGTGCCATACGACGTTGGCAACCTCAGCGGTGGCTCGCAGGTAATTTGCTTCCAGGGTAAACGTCTTTGCCTAGTTCACGAAGCGCGGTTCATCCCAGGTACGCAGGTGCGCTACTACTCGCACCGGTTCGTGTCCATGGACCCTGGATTTAAGATTTTGAAGATTACGAAGCCGTTCGTGTTCGAGGACAAAGAGATCGAGTTTGCTGCCGGCATGTGCTGGCACCCGTCCACGTCGGATATTGTGATATCGTATGGTCACAAGGATAGCTCGGCGCGCATCGGTAAAATAAACCACAAAGCGATCGAGAGAATGCTATGGGAAAGCTAAAGACCAGAGTTGTGACCGGTTATGTAAGATTAGAAGATCACACGCGCTCGCCGGCCGCATACGAGAAGCTTGGCCAGCGGTTGAGCGATGCACTTGGCGATCATCCCCTTGCGGTCTACTATGAGCGCGTCGGCGATCTGTGGTTGACCAAGTTCATCGAGAGCCTGCCTCCGATGCAGCCGCCGCTAACATGGGCTAAAGCCGACAACCCGCAAAAGAACAGCCTAGAATTTCATTGTATCCAGCACCAGAAGTTTGAATGGCTGCGGAGGGCATCCGAAGAGGACCAAGATACTGACACGTTTATCTGGGTCGATTATGGGGTATTTTCGCAGCCCGGTATGAACGCAGAAGTAATCCGCGCCTTCCTGCATCGTGTCCGTAGGGATGACTTCACGTTTCCCGGGTGCTGGCCGGCGACTGTTGATCCGGTTTCAGATGATTATCCAAGCTGGCGCTTTCTCGGGTCGCTTATGGTCGTGCCGCGTAAGGATATGCGTTGTCTCGTTGAGTGCATGCAGGCGATGACTAAGATATATATTCGCGTGATGAAGCAAGTTCCGTTTGAGGTAAATATGATGGCGCGCGTTGAGCCGCTCCTTAAAAAGACCGGCTTTAGGTGGTACGCCGCAGACCACAACGCCTCGCAATTTGGGAGCTACCAATGAAACGCGTTCTTATCACGGGTATCGGCGGCTCGATCGGCTGCCACGTGCTACGGCACCTTTTGGTCAATACGGACTGGGAGATTATCGGCCTGGACAGCTTCCGGCACAAGGGCCTCACCGACCGCGTGTACCGCGTCACGAAGAAGCATCCGGAGACGCTTACCCGGTTCAAAATCTTCACGCATGATCTGCGCGCGCCGATTTCGGAAATGCTCCAACGCCAAATGGGCGTGGTTAATTATATTATCAATTTGGCAGCGGTGTCGGACGTCGACGTGTCGCTATTGGACCCCGGAGAGACAATAACTGGGAACACGGCGATCATGGTCAACATGCTGGAGTACGCTAGAAAATACCCGTACACGCTGGAAAATTTCATGCAAATTTCCACTGACGAGGTTTACGGCCCCACCGATGGAAAGACGGCCCACAAGGAGTGGGACCCGATCGTTCCGAGCAATCCGTACTCGGCGTCGAAAGCGTGCCAGGAGGCTGTTGGCATTGCGTACTGGCGCAGCTACGGCGTGCCGCTTACGCTGATCAACATAATGAACAACTTCGGCGAACTCCAAAGTTCAGCTAAATTCCCGGCGATGGTGCAGCGGATGGTGCGCGCCGGCGAGACAGTAAAGATACACCACTTCGGTCCCGAGAAGGGGTTTGGCTCACGGTACTACATCCACTCGCGCAACGCCGCTGATGCTATGGTCTATATTTTTGAGATGCTAAAGCCTCTTCGGCACGTGCCTGGGGAGGTGGACAGGCCTGACCGGTTCAACGTAGTGGGTGACAAGCAAGTTGACAACCTGGAAATGGCCAAGATGATCGCCGAGGCGATCGGCAAGCCACTTCTATACGAGCGGGTCGACTGTAGGAATAACCGGCCCGGACACGACGCGCACTACGGGCTTGACGGTTCAAAGCTGGCCCAGCTTGGTTGGACGTCGCCGCACTCGTTTGAGTACTCGCTCAAAGAAACCGTTGCGTGGTACGAGCGTAACCCGGAGTGGTTGGACCCCAAATGATCAAGCCGATCCTCCTGGTATCCACGTGGCAGCCAGATCACGACAACGGTGCTAACGATACATGCCGCGGAACATATATTTATACATGGGGGCATTTCCTGGAGCACCGCTTTGTGTTCGATCGCACGCGAAAGTTCGAGGCTATCCTGCCGGACGAGTTGCGTATCGACGCGGACAGCGGACTGATCAACACTTCCTTCAAAACCAAAGAGGCGATCGACTGGGCCTTTAAGAAGGGCTACACCCATGTTTGCTATGCGCCTACGGACTGCTACATCATCGTGCCGCGCTTGCTGCGTAATCTAGCTGCGCACGAGAAGGCCGGTGACGACTACTGGGGTTTTCACACCTACGATGAACACCACATTGGCGGCGGATCAGCCTACTGGCTTTCACGTAAGGGGATGGCAGCCGTACGCGCGTACGACGCCTATCCGGATTTTGAAGACCGGTGGGTTGGTTCTGCGTGTCGCGAGGTAGGTCTAGCTGCGGTGCACGATGAACGATATCGATCGATCGAGCAGCCGTATACTGCAAGTGCTGTCACAGTGCACCTGTCTGAGAACACAGGCGACTATGATCCACAGACCATGCGAGAGTTGCACCTGCGTGTTATAATGGGCGGCGCCTACGATACAGCGGAGACAGCGCTATGAGCGATATCGGTGTTGTCTACATCGCCCGCGGCGCGGACCCGAACTGGTGCACCCGCTTCGTTCGTTTTGCCTTGTCATACAAGGAGCATCCCGCTGGGATTGATCACCAACTTTATATCATTTTCAAAGAGTTCGAGAACGAAGATAATTTGGTGTTGGCCAGAAAATTGTTTTCCAGGCTGAACCCTGTTGAGATTTTGGACTACATAGAGTTCAATTCCTACGGTGGCGGCTGCTTTCAGGAAGCCTGCAACCATGTTAAAGAGCCGCTGCTTTGCACGCTCGTCTCGACCACTGAGATCATGCACGATGATTGGCTCGCGAAGTTGTACGCGGCCTTCACCAATTCGCCGAATATAGGGTTGGTCGGCTGCACTGGTTCTAAAGAGGCCACGCTGCACATTCGGGATACGGCTATCCTTATTGATCGCGAGTTTTACCAGAGCGTGGTGGGGCAGTTCGATTTCAAGACGTCCAAGCTGGGCTACCTCGATTTCGAGCACGGCCCCACCAACCTCACGAGCCAAGTTTTGGCCTCTGGAAAAGCTGTTCTTGTCGTTGAGAAGGATCGTGTTCTTTCGCCCCACGAGTGGGGCCACACGACGTACCGCGGCAACCTGGAAAATGTCCTCGTTCACGACCGCGGCGCTCGCGACTTTAAGGACCTGTGAAATGCAGATGGATTTGTGGAGCATTAACCACGTCAAGGATCACAAGCCAACCGGCGTGTACGGCGGCTTAACGCAAGAGTTTGTCATCGGACGCGATGACATTGATCCGCTACCAAAAAGCTACTGCGACATGGGCGCGCCGTACACGGCTTTTAAGCTGCCTGTGCCGCCTATCATCGGTTTCCACGGCTACCGCAAGCATATCGACTTTCACGAGGCCCGACCGCCCGGGTGGCATCAGGTTTCACTTGTAGACTTTCAAGCGTATCAGTGCTGGCTTGCCGAGCAACGTAGTCCCTTCTTCACCAAGCTGCTCTCCACCGCCGACGTCCTCACCGTGGCGCCGTTCAACTGCTCGTATAACCACGGTATGGCAACGGACTATTGCATATCGCGGTCAGAAGAAGATTGGAATGCGCTTCAAAGCGTTATGGAGAACCACGGCGATTTCAACTTCGACACGCCGTATATCCGTCCCATGCACTTCGTCTGCCGTGACTATGTGTTTCTTCGTTGGATGCGGTTCTGGGATAAGGTGCGCAAAGAACTTGAGCCAATCGTGTTGTCGAAGGACGCCGTGACGCCAGAGTACCCCCAGCGGGCCATGGCGTTCTTGTCGGAGCGTATCTGGTCGCTGTGGCTTGACAGCGCCGGACTTCGCGTGCAGGAGTTTCCCCTACTCATATGTTGGGATGCCCAATGACCCACACATGCCGCGGCTGCTACGCCCCGCTTACCCACGTCTTCGCCGATCTCGGCCGATCTCCCCTCAGCAACTCGTTCAAGACAGAAGCCGAGCTATCGCAAGGGGAGACCACCTTCCCGTTGAAAGTGTACGTGTGCGATCAATGTTGGCTGGTGCAGTTACCAGAGTTCGTGTCGCCGGGGACGATCTTTACTGAGTACGCCTACTTCTCTTCGGTGAGCCCGACCTGGGTGGAGCACGCGAGGACCTACGCCGACGAAATGATTGATCGGTTCAAGCTGGATCGCAATTCGCTTGTGGTCGAGGTGGCAAGCAACGACGGCTATCTCCTGCAACATTTCGTTGGCCGTACAAAGGTTCAGGGGATCGAGCCTGCGGCCAATGTTGCGGTGGAAGCCTTAGCGAAGGGCGTACCAACTTTGGTCAAGTTTTTTGGCGCCGATACCGCGCACCGGATCGTCAAGTACGGCGCCGGCCGCGCGGACCTGATCCACGCTTGCAATGTGCTGGCACACGTTCCGGATATCCACGACTTCGTTGAGGGCTTCAAGGTGCTTCTGGCGACCCGCGGCACAATCACATTCGAGTTCCCGCACCTCACCAACCTGATCAAATACTCCCAGATCGACACCATCTACCACGAGCATTTTTCGTACTTGTCGCTGGCGGCTCTCTTGCCTATTTTTGAGGCCCACGGTCTGATGATGTACGACGTTGAGCATCTACCAACACACGGCGGTTCTCTGCGTTTGTTTGTTGGTCACGCGGAATATCACCATGCGCCCACCATGCGGCTTGTTGCTACGTTGGCTGTTGAGGAAGCCGCAGGTATTAAAAAGCTGGAGACATATACCGGCTTCGCGAAAGAGGCGGTCCAGATTAAGCTGGCCCTCCTTGAGTTCTTGATCGAGAACGATGGATTGGTGTTTGGGTTCGGTGCCCCGGCCAAGGCGACCACGTTGCTGAATTACTGCGGGGTCGGCCCGGAGCTACTGCCATTCACGGTGGAGGACAGCCCGGCGAAAATCAACAAGTTCATCCCCGGCGTGCAGATACCGATTTTGCCAGTGCACGCACTGATCGACGTCAACCCGGGGGCAATCCTTATTTTCCCGTGGAACTTGAGAGCCCCTATCGCGAAGAAGCTGCGCGATATGAAGTACATGGGAAAATTCGTCACCGCGATCCCGACGCTGTACGTTTTCGATTAAGCATTCGGTTACTCTTGGCTGTTTAGATTATGCGGAGATTAGGGCGACCTATTCGCCGCATCCAGGAGTTTACAATGGCCGACAAATCCAAGTCTTTTAAGGGTGGCGATGCTGGCGCCGAGGCCACCGAAAAGTCCCATGACGTGACCTTTGCCAAAGGCGGGGACACGAAAATGTTCGGCGAGCAGGAAGCTGGTTCCCGTACTTCTGGGGATAAGTCCCCGTCGACGGGCAAGCCCGACGATCGCGGTCCTGGCGAGAAGTTCGCCGCGGGTGGCAAGGGCAAAATGTTCGGCTTCTCGGGTTCCCTGCCGGCTCGCGACGGCATTACCAGCGCCCGCTAAGGGGGTCACATGGCAGGCTTTAAGTCAGGTGGCAAAGGGGGTGCCGCTATTCCGGGGCCGTCCATCCCACGTACTTCGTTTGTGCTAGGGTCCCGGCCACCCGGCATCCGGGCGCCAAGCATCAAGCCCATGGCGGCCTCTACGCGCCAGTATGGGAAGGCAGATACTGTGCCAGCGCCGAACCTCGGCGGTTCTAACTTTGGGAACACTGGCCAAACTGATATGTCATAAAGGGCTAATCATGTTCAAGAAACAGATGGCCGGCGGGCCGGGTACGCAGAAGGTTAAGAACGCAGGCAAAGGCTCGCAGCAAGCCCCCATGCCTAATCGCCAAGCGATTACGCAGATGACGCAGAACCCGGCCGCGACTTCCATCAACGACTATTCCAAAGCAACGCCAATGGCTTCCCCCCAGCCGGCGCCGCCGTCCCCAGTTCCTCCTGGTGGCAGCGGTCTTGGCACAGGGAACTGGCCCGGCATCGGAGGCTAAATGGCTGCCCTGTCCCCGCTGGGCGAGCGTGCACTTCGGCTGCGAAATGCCTCCCCCCAAGCCTTTGAAGAGTTCCTCAGAGAACTGGCTATCTACAAAGACGAACTTACCGCGGCGGTAACAATGGCCCCGGTAGGTGAAGTGCTTGTGGCGCAGGGGCGCGCCCAGGCGATCATCGCGCTAGAACAAGTTCTTAAGGAATGTAATTTACCCCGACCTGAGAAGCCCACGCCGCCTGTGCCGCGTGCGCAAAGAGAGGAAGTGCCATGAGTAACGTAGACGTGACCAGAGACGCCCCCAACCGTATGGTTGCCCCCGTCGACGACAGTGTCAAAATCCCCGACAGCGTGAGGCGCGCCGCGGCCCTGGCCGAAAGCTTCTATAAGGACGCGCCCAAGGACGCGCCCAAGGACCCCGCCGTCCAGGGTGACCCGGCTGTCCAAGGTGATCCCGCGGTCCAGGGAGACCCCAAAGTTCAAGGTGACCCTGCCGCGCAGGCTCAACCTGTTGCCGCGCCGGCCGCCCCCGCCGCGCCGCCCGCTCCTGTAGTTAACGAGCCCGTGTCGCCCGAGCAGTGGGAGCACCGCTATAATTCGATGAAGGGCCGGTACGATCAGTCCCAGCAAACGATCGGCTCCCTCCAGGAGCAAATGTCGGAATTGGGCAACGAACTGATCCGGACCCAAACCCTCATTCCGGACGCGCAACAGCGCGTGCCGGCGCCTAAGAACCAGCCCCAGCCGGCAACCAAACTCGTCACTGACGACGATGTCAAGAACTATGGCACCGATTTAATTGATCTTACCAAGCGTGCGGCGATGGAGGCTGTGAGCCCTGAACTGGAGCGGCTCAACAACGAAAATGCTGAGCTTCGTCAAAGGGAAACGCGGCTTGCTCGACAAGCGCTTTACACCGCCTTGGACACCTCTGTGCCAACATGGAGAGAAATTAACGTGTCCCCGCGCTTCGTGCAGTGGCTTCGTTCACGAGATATTTACTCGGGGGCTGTACGTCAGAACCTACTGAACCAAGCGTTCCAAGCGGCGAATGCCCCTCGGGTCGCTCAGTTCTTCAAGGGCTTTCTCTCAGAGGAAGCAGCCACGGGTAACGCGAACGCGCCAAACCCGCAGCCCGAGCCGCAAGGGGGGACCCCGGCGCCTCGACAAGCAGCGGTCACTTTGGAAAGTCTTGCGGCTCCTGGCAGGGCAAGGCCGGCAACTGGCGATACGCAAGTGCCCGTCGATAAGCCAATCTACACCCACAAACAAGTAGCCGCGTTCTATGCGGACGTCCGAAGGGGCTTCTACAATGGCCGCCCCGAGGTCAAAGACGCAGACGAGGCAAAGATTTTCGCGGCTCAACGAGAGGGCCGTATCCGGTAACCGGGGCGCCTAAGATCGCGCCCCACAACAGGTGAGGGTGCTATGGGCATTCCGACAGGCGCATTTCCGGGCGCAACCGCTGGCTCTACGCCGGCGATCTACCCGGTAGGTTCCTCGGGCAATAGCCTCCAGGCGACCGGGTTTATCCCGGAAATCTGGTCTGGCAAGCTTGTGGAGAAGTTCTACGCCAGCACGGTCCTTGCTGCGATCAGCAACACGGACTACGAGGGCGAAATCAAGAACAAGGGCGATCGGGTCAAAATCCGAACGAAGCCCACCATCACGATCCACAACTACGATGCGGACGGCTTGCTCGGGCTCGATCGCCCGACTGGCGGCACGGTCGAGTTGTATATCGGAAACGGCAAGTACTTCTCGCTGATCCTCGACGACGTCATGGAAATTCAGAGCGATCTGAACATTCTCTCCATGTGGTCGGACGATGCGGCGCAGCAACTGAAAATCGTTGTCGACCAGGACGTTCTTACGGGCCTTGTCGGCGCTATGGCTGCTCAGAACCAGGGTTCGGCCGCGGGTGTCATCACCGGCTCGCTGAACCTGGGCGTACAGGGCACGCCGCTGGCCGTCGTCGGTCGCAACCCGGGCGCCGGGCAGGTCGAGCTACTCGACGTGCTCATGCGTATGGGCCAGACCCTAGACGAACAGAATATCCCGGAAGTCGGGCGCTGGGTGGTTATGCCGGCTTGGGCAGGCCGCCAGATCAAGCAGTCGGAACTCCGTCAGGCATACCTGTCTGGCGACAGTGTCTCGATGCTGCGCAACGGCCGCCTGGGCATGGTGGATCGGTTCACGATCTACATCAGCAACTTGCTGCCGAACAATAGCTCGGACAGCGCGCAGTTCAACGCGGGTGAGTGGCCAATTTTCGCCGGACACGCGCACGGCCTGACGTTCGCCAGTCAGATCAGTAAAGTCGAAACATTGCGCTCCGAATTAACGTTTGGGCAAATTTTGAGAGGTCTCCAGGTTTATGGTTACCAAGTCGTTGATGGAAAAGCATTAGTTCAGGCCCAGGTCACGCCCGCCGCCTAACTAATCTACCACTTGACACACTTCACCGCCGGGCGTAAAACCCCGGCGGTTCTATTTTGGAGAGTGTCATGTCACATAAAGACCCGGCGAAACGTGCTGCGTACATGCGCGCTTATCGCGCTAAAAACCACGACAGGTTGCGGGAGCGAGACCGGGCGACAGAGAAGGTATGGAGAACGAAAAACCGAGAGCAACGGCTTAGCTATGAAAAGGTGTATCGAAGCAAAAATAGAGATCGGCTGCGTGCTAAGTGGAAACGATGGGCCGCTGCCGATCGTGTAACCCACCCTGAGAAACATCGGGAACAGCACTTGGTACGGTTATATGGGATTACTCAGGCCCAATATGACGCCATGGCTACGGCGCAAAACTACGAGTGCGCTTCGTGCCATGCGCCCGCTGCTGGTGAAAAACACGGTGTACTTGGCGTTGATCACTGTCATAAAACCGGCAAGGTGAGAGGGTTGTTGT